CGCTGGGTAAGTTCTCCATGAATTGACAACCACCAACGGACGAACCAGGATTTTCCACACCCACCGTTTGGATCGACGACGAAGATGATTTTACGGTCATCGGCATCTGCATCAAGGCGTGTGCCCAACTCTCGCTGCCAGGGGCGGGGCTCTCCCTGGACAAGGACTGGCGAGGGATAAATGTTGTCGATCCATTCCATGACTCTACCATACTTGATAAAGAGGTCGGGGAAGTGCTCCGCCACGGATCGGGAGGAGGGTTTGACAGGCTGTTCAACGACCCACTGCTTGAACTCGGCGAAATCGTTTCTTCTACCCTGTTCTGCGGGTACCTGTCCGAATTCCTCAAAATCATCGTCCTTCTTACAATAGGTCGCGGCCTGCGCGGAGGTACCTCGGGCGACTTCATAGTGTCCTCTGAGTCCAAGGAGGAGACGGATTGCTCTGAGGCGCTGGTTCGAAGTGAAAATGACAAATCCTTGAAGGTGGGGGGTTCCGTTGAGACCCACTTCCCTTCCGAAGACAAGATAACGAATAGACGGCGTCTGGCCGAGGGCTCGGATGAGATCGACTTCTGCATCTATGGGATTGTTCAGAGTAAAGCACCAACGGGTGGACTGGGCTGGAGGCATCAGGAAAGAGAAAAATGGGATGGGCATTAAGTTGCTAGGTAATACTGGGCTAGCAACTTTTTATGATCAACTCCCTCGCGCGAGTTTCATTTCTCTGGAACACTAATGATCATAAAAGAACACTTGTCAAAATGGCTGCGAAACGTAGGCTTCGGTTTGTTAACGGTCCTCTTACTCCTAGGCGTAGGATTCGTCGTCGATTGGTTACACCGTCACCAAGGAGGAGCGTGTCATTGGCAGTCAGACGTAGAGCGATACTCGGAAGGCTTGGGGGTCGGCTTGCGCGAGGCGGACTAAAGGGCTTGGCTATTGGAGCAGCAGCACGTGCGGTCATCGGAACGGCACGCATGATTAGGAAGGCGAAGAAACGCGAGACACTTGACATAAATGTTATCGTCGATACAGTTGCCTTAAGTAACTCTGCTTTGACAGATATCCCTAAACAGCCAACCATTGACGCACGAGAAAGGCACAATGTACAGTTAAGTGGCTTTAGAATTAAGGGAGAAATCATGAATATGGTCGGATTTCCACTCTATGTAAACGTCGCGATCGTCAGCAATCGAGACTTAGGAGGAGGAAGCGCAGCAGATGAGTTCTTCCGAAACGACGGAGAAACTAGATCAGTGGATTTTAGTGACGCACTATCCGCGATGGAGATCCACGGAAACCCATTAAATACAGACAAGTTCGCGGTACTGAAACATATGCGGTACAGATTGAATGCCAACCAGACAGCTGCCATTAACCCAATCATCGATGGTTCAGGAAGACATTATATGAACATAGATTGGTACCAGAAAATTAACAGAAATATTCAATATGATGGAGATACGTCTGCGTCAATTGATGCTACGAGTAACATACAGTTGCTATGGTGGGTAGACGAATGGGGAAGAGCGGCTGGAGAACCATCCGTTAATGCGGCATGCCGCTTTAATTGGAAGGTGGTGGCTTATCACCACGATAGTTAAACCCTTATAAACTTAAACTTTCCACAAGTAAGAAGGGGGCTGTGTTAGGATTGTGGTTTGTTTTTTGTTTTTGGGGTTCAAGTCCTGGATATAACAGTCATTTTACATTATTTAAATAGTACGAACGTTAATAACTACGTATCTGTCTGCTGATAGTTTGTTACGATCAGGAGGCTCATTCATAAACACAACAACGTGTGGCACGAATTGGAGCATCTTGTTTCTGGATGTATACTTAGGAGAAAAGATCATACGGTCTTTCAATTGTTCCAAGACGGAGTACTGAAGGAACTCAGACTGAGATCTGGGTACGTCAAATAAGAAGTATCGTTTTGACTCATCGATGGCATAGGCGAGGTCATCTCTCTTTCCAATACTGAGGCGCTGGGTAAGTTCTCCATGAATTGACAACCACCAACGGACGAACCAGGATTTTCCACACCCACCGTTTGGATCGACGACGAAGATGATTTTACGGTCATCGGCATCTGCATCAAGGCGTG